GTTTAGTGTTAGACTTATTGTCGTTTACCGAACATGTCTCGTTTCATTTCACGTCGTTTAATCCTGGCAGTTGCAGGAGGGGCAGCGGTTGCTTATGCAGTATACCGCTGGACGGGGAAGAGAGGAGAACATCTACATTTCCAACCACTTCAAGCATTGCGGACTCGCGTCCGAGATAAGTGGGTCGCAGTCAATGTGACCAAGCTTAACGATGCTGAAGTGCGCAGGGGACTTCAAGGAGCACTTACTATAATACCCAGTAGTGTGCCGAAGTCCCATTCGCATGGTGAAGCAGCGTCCGAGAGGAATGCTGCTACGGAAATGATGCAAGCTGCTGTAATGGCAGTTGGTTGTGAACCATTCCATTGGTCACCATCTAAGCGCGAGGCAGGCGAGTTAGCGCGACGCAGTTATTACACTTTGGCCGATCTACAACAAGCCCCGAAATGGGATGCTATTGGAGAACGTGCTATAATTGTAATGACTGACGTCGACTACTACGTCAATATGCCACAGCTCATATCATTGGGCCGTCCGATACTACTGTACACATTCCATCCGGAGTCAGTAGCAGGAAACGTCAAGAACGGTTTCTTTACCATCGACGAGCGCAACTATGTCCACTACCGTGTCACCGGTGGGAAGGATGTACAACACCAAATATGGGATTACAACCAAGACACAGTCTACGTACCACAATACTGTCATACAATCAGGCAGTTCTTTGTCGGGAACCTGTGTCATATCCTCGGCCTAACGGCAGTACCTGGTGCTGTCGTGTGTCACATTGACAAACATTCCTTGAGTCCACATCGATCGATCGTTTCAATTGTTCCGTTCGCTCGTGTTGGCCCAGGGATAGTCAGTGATGCCATGGGCGGAGAACTCAAACGCATGGTTTATTACGACCGTGGATCCGGATTCTTGAAGTTGAATTACATCAAGAGTGACGGACCCACGGTCAGTATTGGCTTGCCTAAACAACTTGGGCATGCTACATTACCATTGGCCGAATTTGAGTCTTCCGTTCTTGGTCATAACATGACTAAAGCCAACTTGTTGGCTGACACTGTGAGACGTGCCAAGGGGATATCCCATTCAGAAGCTATAGTACTGCACGCTTATTTGCAAGTGGCAGGCGGGAAGCGACCCGCTGAGGTACATCAACCTGGTAAGTTGGCCCCACATTTTGAGGCTTACATCAGGGGACAGGATAATCCGTATGCTGTGACAAAGGAGTATGCGCGCGAATATGCGCCATGCCCTGTGTCACAGCCTGCGTTATTTCCAGTCATGAGCGAGAACAACGATCGCTCGTGCCTCGACGGTCGCATCACCAAGCCACAGGCAAAGGCAAAGTCCACCCTGAATATTGGTCAACGACACTATCGTTGGGCCAGGGAATTTGTGCGATATCTCGTACCTGATTCCTTGGCTTACACAGGTGTCCCCTGGACCGTTCAGGCCGTCACTGAGAAGCAAGACAAACCGCTTCAGAGAGCACGTACGGAGAAGCACGAGTTCGACACAGAGGTGCATAACATGTTCATCATGGCCTTCCAGAAGAAGGAGGCTTATGAAGTTGCAAACAACCCACGCAACATATCAACATGTCCTACACCCCATGTGTTGTCTCTGTCGACCTTCACCTACGCTTTCAAGGATGACGTCCTGAAATCAACAGGTTGGTACATACCTTGCCTCACGCCGGCTGCCATCGCCGAGCGTATGCAAGAGCTTGCTCAGCAACACGAGAGCCTCATTGAGACAGATGCTAATAGGTTTGACGGATCACTCACGCTATTCTTGCGTGTTTACGTTGAACTGGCTGCTTATCTCAGATGGAGTGCCCGTGCTTATTCGGCTGACCTTCGCCGGTTGATCGAAGCTGAGCACAATTGTGCGGCGAGAAATGCTACCCAGCGTTATTCAACAGCTTATACGCGGGCGTCGGGTTCACCGTTAACAACGGACCAACTCGATGATAAATGCATATGCATCATACTGTATGGAACGCGCGGCCGGTGAAGGCCCCGAAGTGGCCTGGTCCAGGATTGGACTAGTGGCCGGCGATGATGGCGTGAGACCGGGAACGGTCACGTCAGCGTGCGTTTCGAAAGTCACCGCGGATCTTGGGCTCAGCTACAAAGTCGAACGAGTAGCTCATCGGGGCGAGCCCATAGCGATTCTCTCCCGGGTCTTTCTCGACCCGTGGACCACCCCTGCCTCGATACAATCACCGCGGCGCTCCTTGACCAAGTTACATACCACTACTGATAGATCCATCGAAATCAACGAGATTGGCTATATCAGAACTGGTGCGTATCTTGTGACTGATGGGAAGACTCCATTCATATCCCATTGGTGTCGCGCCTACCATCGCAATCTCATCGCGGTTTTCAAGAACCGCGCTAAGTTAGATCAATGTACAGACCTCCCATACTGGGTCCGACATTCTGAATGCTTGACCGAACCATGGCCACAGGAAGAATGTGCCGCAGCATGGGATTACGTCGCACAGGACATTGGTGTAACTGCGGGCGAGTTGCAAGATCATTGCAATCAGCTCGATGCATACAACGGTGATGTATCTTCACTTCCAGTGTTGCAAATAACACACAAGGAACACAAGATTCCTGCAATAGTGGAAGGCGAAATAATGGCGGGGCCTATACAACCTGGTCCTACGGACGAACCTGCAATATCTGCAGCGATAGTTACACCCACTGTAGCAATCGAGAGAGGGGAAAATGTTGGAAAACAACGCTCGCAAGTGCAAAGAGGTCGCGGAAGAGGTCGCGGTGGTGCTAGAAATGGTACTCCGCGAAATCAATCGCGACCCGGTGGAGGAGAAGCACGTGGACCTGCTCGGGGTCCTGTCGAGAAGGGTACGCGCGGCTCGCGTCCAGCTGGACGCGGTCAAGGTCGCGGCGGTTCGGCTCCTCGCCTCGGTGGAGGCGTCGTCGAAGCCTGGCACTAACTAGCCAGGACATACCGCAACTTATCAGGCACGGGGTCATGATTGAATTCATGACCCCGCGCTTGATATGAAGGATAATTGCCGATCCTTATCAAAAATAATAGGCAAC